CTTATTTTTTATGGGTTGACGCAAACGTGGAGACGCTTACGTTAAAGGAAGAAATAGCCATGTCTTGATTCATGCCCTTTGTTTTGAATAAAACTGTCTTTTTTGCCATAGTACTTTAATTTTATGCAGGAGTATTTACAGTAAGACTGTACTCCGTACCATTAATTGTTACCTTAGCAGCACTCAGCCATGCCTTACATCTTTCATCTATTAGAGTTTGTATGCTGCCTTTAACACTGTTGAATACTGCATCTGACAGTGACTTTACATCTGTATAGTTGCCAAGCTCTCCATTAATAGCTTTTCTAACATCAGCCCTTGTTGAATATCCAACAGCCCCATCTGTATTAAAGGTAAGGAAGCTATGCAGCTTATCTTCATCAAAATATGCAGCAAGTGTTTGCCTTGAGGGGAATACTGTACTTTCCACATATATTGGCTTATTTCTGCTTCCACCCATTCCTGAGTCTATAAAGCTTACAAGTGATACATCTGGTATTGTTACCTTCAAAGTATCGTCACTACTTTTAAGTTGTATATTCTTTATAGCCTTAACTAAATCATCAAGACCTACTGATGTCTGTGTATCACTTGAATCTACAGCTGTATGCTTTACATAGTTCTTCCAAAGTTCATTCCACTCTGGATTAGACTGTCTTTCAGCATATACTTCCTTATTGTCAATTTTAAATTTGGAATCTGTCTTCTCAAGAGCTGCAATAATATTGTTAAGTAATTTCTCTACATTACTATCTAGTATATCAACTTCCTCCTTCTTTGTACTGTCATTATTATCTACAGTAGTATCACTAATATCACCCTTAGCTTTAGAACCACTATTAACCGTAGTAAAACTTCTTGCATCAGCTGCTAATGACATCATGTTTGCAGCCCACTGATAGGCAGCATTACAATAGTAGTTTATCTCATTATTACTGAGTGACTCTGGATGAGGTATCTTTGATAACATACCTACCATTGCCTGTATTGCAAATTGGTCTCTTGCATTAAGACTATCAATCCATTTTGTAGAGGATTCTTGCTTTATGGATTCACTAGCAACACTACCATCTCTGTTTCTTGTAATTATAGAAGTGACATTGCTCTTAATGTTACTTCCATTACTTGATATGTTAGCAACTACTTCACCCATCATAAGCTTATAGCCTATAGCATTGCCACTATAGGCATCACCTGTGTCATTAAACAGATATGGAATACTGTCTACAGTAAATTCAAAGATATTGTTTGCTTGAAGCCTACAGATACCAGCTCCTTTGAATTCTTCTACAACCTTAACTTCATTATTATCATTTATTACTATATTGGATATTGTATATTCTGGATTAGTTGCATCTGTATTAGTTACATCTTTCTTCACCATAACACAGAGACCACCAGATGCAGCTAATGACTTGTTGAACTCACTAAGTTTATATGTTACCTGTGCTGCCATATCAGTGCCTCCTTATATATTCTCTGTTGCCTAAATCCCTAAAGCCTCTGTCAAAGCTCTTTCTACTAAGTAACATAGTATTGTATATCCTTGTAAGTGATTCCATCTCTGATACACTTGGCATTTTCATCTTTGAGTGTAGCTGTGCTGCTCTCCAAGCATACTCTTGTTGAGCATTCTGTAGTGCACCATTATTAATCTTTCCAGTGTCAAACTTAATAGTGAATATCTGTTCCTTGATAAATGCCTCAAGAGCTGCTATATATACCTCATCATCAAGAAGCAATGGAAAGTTATTCTCATCAACAGGAATGGACTTATAGGCTACTTCAACAACTCCATCTCTAATAGAGGTAAAGATAACCCTTCCATTAGTCTTGAAAGCAGGTTCCTCATAGGAAGGAGTCTCTTTCTCATTGGTTGTAGCTCTTGGGAAGTTATCAGTCATAGACCTAAGGCAAATGCCTGTCTTGCTGTCTTTTACCTGTATAATGCTTATGAGGTCACAAGGAAGCAGCCCTCTGTAGTCCACTATTCCTACATTAGCAATCTTATTTTCATACAACTCAGTCTGACCATTGATACCTATGAACCTGAGTGTATATCTGATAATTTGCTCAAGAGTCAAATCTCTTAGGAGTGGATGATCCAATAAGTCATCAAACACTCTCTTTATGCTTGTATATCTTATATTGTTTACCATATTATTCTACATATAAAGTGTCAGTAATAATTCCTTCTTCTATATTCTTATGAATGGCATGCCTGATAAATCTGTTTAGAGTAAAGTCATAGAAGCATCTGTTGTTAAAGTTGGTGCCATACTTACTGTACTTTACCTTATATACCTCACTAGTCTCATTCCTTATAAGCAGTTTTGATTTCTTGGCTTCCTTATCCTCAAACCAAAGCCTTAGTGTCTTATCCCAGTCTATAGGATATGTTACTTTCAGTTTGCCATCCTTAAAGCTTGCACCTGTCTTTATCTTCCTTAGCTCAAGTTTCCCCATGCTATAAGGAAACTTTACTGTATTTCCTTTAGCTATTTCAGCTGCAAGATATTTGTTTACAGTCCTTATTATACTATAGAATTCATGCTCTGTAACAGGACTTCCTATACCTTGCCAGCCATTCTTTCTAATGTACTTGTAAGCATCATAGACACCCCAACTGTCTGTTACCTTAAACTTCTTATCAGTGGTTTTTAAGATGCTTTCCCTAAAGGATTTAAAGTCTTCCATAGCTATCCCTCAATCTGTTGCTGTAAGCCATTCTTTGTGTTGCTTCTTATGAAGGAAGCTAAATCAGCTAAGTCATCCTTTGCGTTGTTGAGTGGGTCTGCAGGCTTATATGAAAATCCAGTAATGTCCTTTACACATAGTTCTATAAGCTGTGGTACAAGATTATCCCTTATAGGAAATGTCATATCAAACACATTGCATGAGATACTGTCTCCATCATTGTCACAAAGCATATTAGCAGCTTCCTCATAATCCTCAAACACAGCTGTCATCCTAAGCTTCCTTAAATACAGGAACTGAGGATTTGAACTCTTGAGATATAAATGTAAATCAGGTGCTAATGATACATAGATAATATTCTGAAGGAATCTGTTAGTTCCTATATATCTCATTCTGTCTCTTGGTACAAAGGCAATATTTATTCCCTGATAAAAATCTATTGGATATACTCTTGGCTGATTGCCCTCAAGAGTCTTTGGTATCTTCTGTACAGTCCTAAGATAATAACCACTACAGTCATCACCTTCAAGTGCTGGAACTTTCTCCAAGTCAAGGCATATCTGCTGACTTTCAAACATCGATGCCTCATCAGTAGTAGTTCTCTCCTTTTCCTGCTCCTTCTTTATAAGGAAGTTCCTGTATTTCTTCATAAGGAACATTACATGGTTCTCATTGATGATGCTGTCATCACTGATTATCTTGCAGCTGTCCAATATAAAGTATGTCAATTCTCCTACTGTCATAATGGTTTTGCTTATTAATAATTATGGCTCAAAGATACAGCTTTTTACCATATCTGTGAGCCATATTAATTATATCCTTTATTGTAATAAATAAGTTACTTATTCAAATGTAATCTCAACATCAGAGTCACTGTTGTTACCATCAGTAAGCTTAACAACCTTAGTATCTTCAAGTTGGGCAATCCTCTGTGACAGCTCTGAGAAGTTACCAAGATAAAGCTTGAACTCATTGGTAGAATCTACAGTACTCATATAAGAAGGAGCATTGCTTTCTTCATAGCTTTCAGCATGCATCTTATAATCTATATAGTCAGGGTAGGGGATAATGCAGTCTGAACCATAAATACAATCCAAGGCTCTTTCTATGGTTATATAATCATCCTTGTCTATAAATCCCTTATTGTTGCTATAAATAACATCCCTATAAAAAGACAAAAGCAACATCTTAAAAAGATTATTATCAGCCACATATCCCTTATACTCTAATGCTTTATAGTATCTTTCAAGTACTTCAAATATGTATTCATCCATGGCAATTGCATCCTTTTACTGTTGTTGATACATCAGCCTCATTGAACAATGCTTTCCAATACTTAATTGCAGCTATATAATGTCCTGTCTGCAATGAAGCCTTGTAAGCATTCCATAAGAGAATAAAATTGACAAACTCTTGAGGTACACAGCATGAATCAGCTACTTGCTTTGAGTAGTTAAGCACTTGCTGGAATAAAGGTCTTTCATAGAAGGTAACACCAAGAGTAGTCATTTCATCAAAGCCACATGGTGCATCTGAAGCTACAGTACCCTTGCACTTAATATAGACAAAGAATAGAGTAGTCTTCATGTCTCTGCCTGTAAACTTTATTTTATCATAGTCCTTTTCATAAGCTCTCATGAAGTTACTGGCTGAAAGAGACAATGATATTTCCTTATTTTCTCCTTCAAAAGTATAGTTATAGATACTCAAGTCCTTTGGATTTGTGGAATGGGTATTGGACACCTTGTCTGAGGAAATAATAAAGATACTGTCTATATAAACATCCTTAAAGTAACTTGCATTGCTTACATGGGCATTTATATATAGTTTAGAGCCATCATTTGAGAGCTTCAGTTGGTCAAATACTACCATACATTATGTTCTTTAGATAAATAAAAAAGGGGAGGGGAATAATCTTCCCTTCCCCATACAATAAATTCTCAGTCAGCTATTACTTACCTGCGCCAGTACCAGCACCACTGCCTTCACCACCAGCAGCAGGAGCCTCAGCAGCAGTAGCTAAATCCTTTATCTTCAAGCCAGTAGCTGAATTAAAGTTCTTCACAATGCTGTTTATCACCTCTGCATCCTCTGCAACAATGGTAATATCCTTCTCACTCCTGTAGCTTGCAGTACCCTCATCAGTGTAGGCAAAGTGCAAATCAAGGGTATTGTACTCCTTGGTTGCGTCAATATAGTAATGAGTAGGGATGACATTAGGCCAACCAACCATTCTGTACTGGTCACCTCTTTCACCCATGCAGAAGTACTCAAGGTCTGCAATGTCATGGCCATTACCCTTGCCAGTAGTACCTACAACAACTTCTGACTTCTTTGCAGTATTGCTGGTTACAGTACCCCAAATCTCATCATCATTGTCCTCCTTGATGTAGATAGTAGTAGGCTGTGCATTGAACAGTACAGGCTCTGACTGCTCTAAGCCAAGCTTCCAAGGCTGTTCCTTCTCAGTAATGGTAATACCTGCAGCATCTGCCTTAAAGTCAAGATAAGGGTTATTCTTCTTAGTAGCACCCACTTCTCTTGAGAATGCCATATTAAGACTTTCAACCATTGCCTTATAGAACTGCTCAGCTGTCATCTTTGCAGTTGCATGAACCACAGCATCCTTTACATAGGTATCATACTCACTCATGCCAATCCAATGGTTAAGCACAATCCTAAGCACATAGTCCTGTCCTGCAACAAGCTTGCCACCATTGACCTCTGTGTTAAGAGTAATTTTCTGACTCTTGAAAGGAGTCCTCAAATCCTCCTTCTTGGTAGCCTTGATATAGGTTATATTCTTGAAAGGAATTAAGGGACTCTTAACTACAGTTGCATTGCCCTTATAGAGGAATACACCCTCTGTCTCAGCACCATTGGTTACTGTCTTAAATTCAATAGTACCTTCCTTGGCATCAGCATTAACTGTGCCATATGCACTAGCCACAAAAATATGGCGTACCTGATCAGTATTAAAATTTCTTGCCATAATATATATAGTTTAAGTTAAACATAGCTCTAAGGTTTATGGCTGCCTATGAGCGTTATTATTGTTATCTGTTATTGATTTGCTTTGAAGGGCATCCATAACTGCCCTGTCAAGTATTCTTTGATGTAATGCCTCATGAAGCTCACATTCAGAAACTTTGCTTTCACCATCAATGGTTATATTGTCTGGTAAATCAACAAGTACAATTGGCTTTGGTTTTCTGAAATACCTTATGTAGTAGCTGTCTACTATGTACTTGCAAACTATTTCAACAACACCATCTGAAAGGTCAAGTCTTAAAGCATTTCTGTCATTCAAACCTCTGAATGGATTGTTCTTTACTTTATTGTACTCATCCTGTGTTACTGGTGTAACATCAACAGTATTATAGCTGCTACATTTAGCATCACTCAAACATGCAGCTTCATAAGTAATATACCATACATCCTTTGGAAGAGTGAAGAACTTAGAATTACTGTTGATGCCAAGTATCATTCCAGAGGTATTTGTAATAGGACTGAGTTTTGCTTCCTTTACAAGCTTTGATAAATATCTCCTAAGTTCTTCAGTACTCTCAAAGCTCTCACCAGAGCTGTTTCTGCCATTATATAAGGAAATAACTATATCATTCTGTGCTTTGGTAAGAAAGTAGGACTTCTCATACTCATTAAACTCAACAGAATCAAGTATTTCCCTATTGTCAAAATTCTTGAATCTTCTGTAGGAAGATACTAAGACATCAAATTGATTACTAAGCTCTTCAACTGTCATATATTATCGTCTTTGGTTACTTTCCTGTACTTGCTGTCTTTGTGCTGTACCACCACCTCTTGTAGTAATAGCAAGCTCAAATGCCTTATTTAGAATATCCATGTGAAGAATAGGATTGAGGTTACATGGTGTTTCTACACTTATACCATCAATTGTAAGACCATTTGGTAACTCTGTAAGAATAATAGGATTTGGCCTTCCAACATATCTGATGACATAGTCTAAATCTTCCTTACTTGCAAGCCTTTGCACAAGTCCCTCAATAGGAATAATTTCACTTTGAATGTCATATCCTGTAGATATATTTGAGAAAAGTCTCCATGCCTGCTTCTTTAATGGCTGTGCATAAGCCTTAGACATCTCCCTGTCATACTCATTATAGTTAATAGGAACCACTACATAAGTCTCTTTTCTATTCTGCTGGGCACTGCTAGTTGTAGTAGCCTCGAGCTTCTCATTAAGCATAAGAAGTATCTTTGGTGTACAGTCAAGATTCACTGGAATTCCTCTGCTGTCATAGCATTTAGCTGCATCAGTTGACTCTACACGCTGTATAGCTGGAAACCTGTGTACATGTATCAAAGAACTAAAGTCTACCTGCCTTCTGGCACTGTCATCAAAACCTTGACTTTGCTGATTAAGGGTTTTGTCAAAGTAGGACTTGACAATAATATCCTGTGCCTGTGTAAGCAGTACTGACTTCTCATATTCATCAAGAGTTATACTCTGTTTATTTGCTACCTCACCAAAGTTGGCTTGAATATTATAGCTATTCAAGAGGGTATCAAAAGTGTTACTCAGCTCTTCATTTGTCATATTGTTATATTTTTAAGTTACTCACTTCTAAGTCCTGCTTGCGTAACAAGATTAGTTTGATTAATATCACCACCCCAAGCTATTTTGGCAAGCTCTACAGCCCTTTGAAGGATAGCCTCATGCATAACAGGATCAAGCTCACTGCCATCAATTCCAGTATAAACACTGCCATCTCTTTGACCATTAGGGTCAATGCCACCTGCTACATAACCATCAATAGTCAAGTCTCCAAATGAATCAGCTAAGTTGCATAGAATAATTGGTACTGGCTTCTTAACATAGGTGACATGATAGTTAAATTCAGTGTACTTAGATTTAACTGCTGATGGCATTACTATCTCTGCCTCAAAGCTATTGTCTCTTGTATTAAGTAATCTCCATGCTTGCCTCTTTAAAGGCTCTTTAAAAGGCTTAGACATAAGTCTTGCATACTCTTGAAGATTAATGGGAATAACCTGAAGAACATCCTGTGAAGATTTTTCAACAACTCTTATATAGTCTCCTTTAAATGCAACACAATCAACACTTTCAAGAGTTGGATAGTTACCTAAGAAAACACCCTGCTTTTTAATTGTTTTAGTTAATTCTGCTACAGGTGTCCATTGGTTTGTAGAAGCACCATCTGCACCATAGACATAATATTTAGAGCTTGCAACATTGAACTCTTCTATCTGTTCATTGACAATAATAAAAACATCCTTTGCATTATTAATAACGGTTTTATGTTTCTCTTCCCCTAAGTCTTCATAAGTTACTTGATAAAACATGTAT